TTTCTTTTTATCTTTTTTACGATCAATGAATGAATCATCGAAAGTGCTGTTATTTTGTATAAAGCTGAGATATGCATTATGATAGTCAGAGTCATCTCCTTCTTGAACTTCAAATGATTCGAAAGGCATATCTTGAATCAGTTTTCCTTTAATGTAACTTTGTTTCTTTTCCTTGGCAATCCTACGAAGAAAAGCATAGTAAATAATCTGAGTGAAATAAGCAAACGGGTTGTTGGACTTAGCTGGGTCAAAGTTGTTAATGTATTGAAGGCAATTTTCTATACCATCGGAGATCATCTCTTCACGATATGAGTAGTTTATAAAATTGGGTTTATAAGATAGATGTGTTGCAATTTTTAGGATACATTCGCCGATGTAGTTGCTAACAATTGGATTCGGTAAGCCTAATTCTTCTGCTTCTTTTTTCTTAGCCTTCATCTCGACGATAGCTGCCAAGAAGTCAGGGTTATTTACATAGTGTGCCATACATTACCATTTCCTCATTTATTTCAATTTATACATAAGTATACATCATACAAAGCAAAAAGACAAATCTGATTGGATGCAGGATTTGTCTCAAATTAGATTTGCTTTTTTATTTGTCTGGGGGTATACTAACTGTGTTAGGGTTGATCGTGATACATTAGTTAACTGTATCGTTCCCTTTGATGTATACTCGAAGTAACTCTTGTTCCTCTTCGTCTGGTTCCTCATCATCTTCCCACTTTAATCCTCCAGCCTTAGAAACAGAACCATCTGTGTTTCGTTTGATTGGCTGCATGTCTTCGTGTTCTTCAACGATACGTTTGTAATGCGGAATGAATAGATCGTGAAGTTTCTTGATGAACATTACATTCTTTTTATCTATGACAAAAAATGTATCATCCGAAAATTGGCAGAACGGATGAGCCGTGATGTGTTCTTTTCTTTCTTCAAAGATAGGAATAGTTCTAATCACCATCGGTGACTTCAATTCAATGTAAGTTTCATCTTCTGATTCCAAGATCGACATGACCTGTTCGCCTGAAATCAATTTCACAATCACGTACAATTCATTCGACATATAAATCAACCTCTACTAGTTTCACTTTAAATTCTTCCTCAGCATAAGTTTTATATCTTTCTGCTGCATGGTTAAGAGTATGATTTTTCCAAGACTTCCAATGCAAGTCATCTGCAAGATCGTAAAGATTACATTTCGTCTTGCCATCTTTCAATCTCAAACCACGACCAATACTTTGTAGGTTTCTAATCTTGGACTTTGATGGCGAAGCAAATATAACATTTTCAATAGAAGGAATGTTAATGCCAGTCGAGAAAGTTCCAAAACTGGCAATGATAATTGCATCAGTTTCGTTTTCTGTAATGTGGCGAATTGCTTCACGATCCGTAGTATCAGTACCACCGTAAACAAAGAAGATTTTTCTTTGGTCATGCGCTTTTTGTTTTATAAGTTCATAGAGAATTTTACCGTGCTTCTCAACATACTGAAATAAGACAAGTGTATTACCACTAGATTTGATAGCAAGATTACGAATAAACTTATTACGTTTTTCGTTACCAACAATAAAGTCCATTTCTTCTTGGTAACTATTTTTGTTTCTTGCTTTGCGTATTTCTTCAGGGTACTTCAGTAGCACGCACATTATATTTAGGGTAGTCAATCTACCTGAATCCATCAGAGCTTTAGTAGTGGTCACTCGATGCACCATACCAAACATACCTTCAAGAACCAAACGATGAACCTTCTTGTTATCAAGCGTTCCTGTGGTTCCAATACGATACCGAATTGTATCCATCTTTTCCATAACAGTGGTCAAAGACTTTGCTTTGAATTGATGCGCTTCATCCCCGAAGATTACATCGAACTGTTTGAACCAAGACTTTGGTTGTAGGTAGATTGATTGCCACGTTGTGATCAACACATCCTTTGTGAACTCTTTTGTAAAGCCAGCATAAAGTTTCTGGCAATGCGTAGAGGTATTCCATCCATTTGCAGATGAGTAATCTTCGAAGTCTGTGTACAGTTGCTCAACAAGCGATGTTGTTGGAACGATGATGATACACTTACGACCAGCTGCAAGATGCCATCTCATGGTGGTGTAAATTATAAATGACTTTCCCGACGCAGTCGGAGATAATAGCAGTGTGCGCTCTTTATCTAGAGCAGTCTTTACTGCTTCTACCTGATAGTCTCTGATCTCAATAGGTTTGCCACGACCTTGTGGATTTAGAGATCTGGCATAGTCTTCAACCTGAAGATGCGTAATGCCATTAGTAAGTTTCATATCTGTCTTGTATGTAAGCAGATAATCGTTACGTTCGCAGAACTGTTCAACGTATTCAATAAGACCTACGTAAAGAGTTTTCCTCAATAGATCGTAGAGTCTTACCTTACCATCCCATAATCGCGCACGGAATTGTGGGGTGAACCTCGCTCCAGGATATTCATACGTGAAAAATTCAGAGAGTTCCTGTTCAATGCTTGCATCAGAAAACACTCTTACATAGACTTCGTCTAACTTTTCAATCGTTACTTTATTCATCACATCCCAGCTAAGAACTTTTTCCATTCAATGTGACTTTTAATTTGCCAGTCTCTGGCTTTTAATTGTCCAAGAATAGATTCTAGAAAATATATCATTGTTTCGAGGTAATCAATTTTGACCCTCACTGTATTTAGTTCTGTATCACCAGAAAGAAATTCATCCATCTCATTCTTGAGTGGCTTAACACCTTGCCATTGATCCCAACCGAGATTGGTCAATTCATCGCGTGAGAGTTCACCACGATATAAACGAAACTTATTCTTACGAAGTAAGTTGTAGTCTGATTGGAGTTTGGTGTGTTTTAGTTTTACATTCACAAGTAGCTTAATGTACTTGGCATGTAACTTTGGAGTGGCGGTGGAATTTTCACCAAGATAGTTGTCATCGATCTGGCAGTCGATGTCCCACTCATTTTGCAATTGTTCAATATTCATAATAACCTCAAGTAGATATAATTGCGATTATACCGCAATCTTACAAAAAAATCAAGTTTGTCTTATAAAAACTTATAGTAACCGTAACGGAATGTGGCATTACCAATTAGATACTGCACATCCTGATTTGTTCCTGCAAACATCAATGAATCTAATGCAACAGGGAACATATCGTGAAACTGAATAGTCTTCACTGTCTGGTTGTTTGCACCAAGAATCTGTAGAGTTGCGTCAGAATAGTTTGTTGCGAGTTCACTTAGAGCACCACGTTGGTCTGCGTTAGTGAATGTCGTGTATTGATCATAGCTGTTTGGAAAACCAAGAGCAATAATCCAGTTATACACAGATTGATAGTTCGCCATATCAGCATCAATTAAGAACTGTACAGTTAGCTGATCATATGTTAAAGTTTCACCAGGAATTGGAGCCACGTTAAATGGATTACCAAATTCTGGAGCACCTAAAGTGATTCCAGGAAGATTAACACTCTGGCAGAAAAACGCGAGAGATGGTAATTTAGTAATGTTGAACATGAACCCATTAGGAGATAATGGGTTTATTTCCGCTGGGATTGGACAAGTGATAGTAGTATTAGCCATGTAACTATTTAGGAAATGAAAAAAGGACACCGAAGTGTCCTTTTATTGTCAGTCAGAAACCGACTTGATTTTTACATCAAGTTAGTAACTTTAACGCGACGGTAGTAGTAGTTTGCGCCAGCAGTCAAGTTGTCTTGACCAGAAGTGCCGTCATCCAAGTTAACGAATGGGTTAGCAACTAGACCGTAACGAGTCTTGAAACCAATCTTTGGTTGGAAAGACTGTGGATCAACTGCACGAACCATTTGCAACGGAACGTATGGGCAATAGAACAAACCAGCGTCGAAAGCGGATTGACCTTTGTAACCAACAACGAAGAACTGAGTAGCACTTACGTTTGCAGTGTATGGATCAACATAAACTTTGTACTTGCCGTTCAACACACCAGCGAAAGTAGTCGAAGTATCATCGATGTTCAATGCACTGTTACCTTGTAGGGCAGGAGTGTAATCAAGAACACCAGCCATCGCTAGAGCCGACGCGACGTCAGCTGAAGTGATGATGAAGTTACCACGACCACGACGAGTTTGTTGTCCGATTGCATTGGCTTCACGTTCGATTTGGAACATTAGACCTTTGAATTTTTCAACAGACCAACGACCATTAGAGTCAACGTCCAAGTCGAAAGTACCAGCAGTAGCTGTACCAACAGCAGCACCAGCTTTAGCAGTTTGATAGATCGTACGGATAACTTCACGGTTAATTTCAGCAAGAATTTCTGTAGACAGAATGTTGCTTAGTTCGCCTTCAGCGTCCAGACCGTGCACAGACTTCATGTCTTGTGCAAGTTCGATAGAGTATTCAGCCTTCAAAGCACGAGTCTTTGCAGTTACTGAAGTCTTTTCGATAGAGAAAGCCATTTGACCGAAAGAACCATCACCCGAACCGCCTTGACCCAAACGCTCTGCAGCATCAGTAGCGATACCACGACCAGTAGTTTCAGAACCACCGAAGTCATAAGTACCAGAGTGAGTACCAGAACCAGTGAAGTCTGTATCAGCTTCGTTGAAAAGGGCTTCAGTACCACCTTGGGTGCTGTAACGGCTCTTCATAGCGAAGATCAAACCAGTTGGCTGAGTCATTGGTTGAACACCAGCAACATCATAAGCGATCATCTGTGGCATTGCACGACGAACTAAAGAGATAAGAACTGGATCGAACTTAGCGAAACCGCCAGTATCACCATAAGAACCAACAGCGTTTGCTGGTGATGCTTCGTTCAACTCGCCCATTGCTTCGTGACCACGGCGCAATTCACGTTCCTGGTTCTCTAAAAGAACAGCAGTAACTTCCTTACGGTAGTTGTCTTTGATTGGCGAGCAAGATTCTGATTCTAGAATCGGAGCCCATTTTTTTACTAGATCTTGACGAATAGTCATTTTAATTTCCTTTGTTTATTTTTTGAGTGCTGATAGATAAGCTGACATGATTGGGTCTAATTTCTTAGACTCTGTCAATGCCTCTACTGGAGCATCGGTTACAACTGATTTAACATCTGATGTAGCTTTAGTTGTGAAATAATTTTCACGGATAGTCTTTACTTTTTTCTCAAAAGACTCTGAATCTTCATAAGAGAGTTCTTCAACTAAGCCAGAGAATTTTTCATTCTGTGTATCAGTCAAACCTTCACTTACTGTTTTAACGATTTCGGTACGCTTGCTTTCAGCGATAGCTTTTGACATCTCGATGTTAGCTGCGACTTGTTCGTTTAACTTTGATTCAAGTTCTGACATCTTTTGTTCCATTTCACCAAGAACGTCGAAACGCTCTTCTGGAACATCAATGTAGTGTTCTTCGAATAGATCTTTCAATCCATCTACAAAGCCTTCAAGAATCTCAGACTTCATACCACGCTCTAGGGCAATTTCATTCTGTGCAATCCACTGCTCGGCTACATAACCGAGGTATCCATCAACTTGTTCAACTAGTCCCTCTACATTCTGTGCAACGCTCTCTTGGAGCTTTGCTTCGAATTCTTCTTCTAATCGTGCAACTTCTTGCTTAACACGATTCATAACTGCAGCTTCGTAAATAGTAGTAGCTTTCTGTTTGAATTCTTCAGAAAGTTCTTCACCATTCATAAGCGCATCAATATCTTCTTTAACGCCAGTCAAGTGACTAGCTTCTGCTGCTGCAGCATCTTTAGTCGCAGCGTTTGGCTTCTTACTAGTGCCACCCTCTGCTGATTTTTGATCCTGGACATTGTTTCTAGCATTGTCTGGATTTGCCACTACTGCAGCTGGTTTAATTTCTTCTTCTGAAACAACAACCTTTGTCTCGTCAGCGACTTGTTCAGCAAGTTGGGCTTTCTTTGACTCAGCTAATAGTTCAGCAATTTTTTGTTCGATCGACATCGTTTTCTCCTGTAACTGGATAGTTCTATTAAATTATTTATAATTTATCTGATTTTACTCAGAAAATTCTGGAAAGCAATAATCTTGGCTTCCTGTAAATTGCGCAGTGAAGTTTTTCTAATCATAGATTTAACTTCATCAATATGTTTTTCCACAAACTTTCCATCAACAAAAACCCACTCTTTTGACTCCATGATACCTCGCACGAATGCGTCAGGAGCTGAAGGGTCGGCAACGATGTCGGCTGCAGTGGACAGCATGAAATCGTCTTGAACAATTTGAATACCCTCATTATTTGTTTTGAGAGATCCAAGTGCTCTACTTG